CACTACCGCGGCCCCGGCTGTTGGTATCAGCATAGAGAAGGGACGACGGAAGATCCGATTCCAATCCTAGAAAAAGCAGATTTAAGAACGGGCGATATAAACCTCCCGACTGACGCCCCACCGGTGGCCAACGACAAGGACGAAAGAATAGCAGGCCTTTTAGACACAGATCAAAGAAAAGTTAATAGCGCAGGAATAGGAGAATGGAATCCTGACGCAAAATCTAGTATAGGCTTAATAGACGGGGTAGAAGTACAGTATTCTTACGATAAAAATAGTTTCGTTTACATCACCAAAGACAAAATTAAATATTATTTTGTAGCTAAGGCGAACGTTCTAGAAAATACTCCTCCACCTAATGCTACATATTGGATCGCCGATGAATGTTCCAAAACGCTAAACGGCTGTCGGTTAAGATGGGGAACGGGAGGATCCGTAACTCAAGGAAGTTGTCCTATAGGCCCAGTAGGCAATGCTGCTGGGACACAAGGAGGATTACCCTTTGGAGGATTCCCTGCGGCTCGAAAAGTATCTCAAATACAATAAAATGACTCTTTCAGAAAACATAAAGAACACAATAAAAGAGCATGCCCTTGCGGAAAGCCCCAAGGAATGCTGTGGGATTGTTTTCGAAAACCAAAGGGGGTGGGGAGTACACCAGTGCCCGAACCATTCAGAGAAACCTACTGGACATTTTTATATCCCGGCGCTCCATTATGTCCACGCAAGCTCTAAAGGGGAAATAAAAGCCATCTATCATTCTCACAATTCTGAAAACGAAAACTTCTCAGAAAACGATAAAGCCAATAGCCACAACCATAGAGTAACTTTTTTGTTATACAACACTTTTAAAAACTCCTTTTTTTCCTATGATCCGAAAAAGGAAAGAACCACACAACTAAACAGGAAATTTACAATAGGAAAATCAGATTGTTATACGGTAATAAAAGATCATTACCTTAAGCTAGGCATAACCCTAGCAGGAGAAAATTCCCTTGGAGACGAATGGCACAAAAAGAACCCCCACCTAATTCAAGAACTATTTAACCTTAACAAAAACAACCCCTCTCTCCCCATAGAAGAACTAGACAAAAAGACCCCACTCAAGAGACATGACGTCGTGGTTTTCGAGTTTAGAAAAGGAATGGGTCCCAACCATGTCGGAGTTTATCTGGGAAACGGCACGTTTCATCATCATCCGCGAAACAAGTATCCCGTTATTGAAAAACTACAAGAACGTTACTTGAGAAAAATATACAAAATCTATAGACACAAAGACCTCAATGAAAAAAGTTAAAGTCACACTACATGGAATCTTAAAAGAGCAGGTAGGACGAGACCAGTGGAATCTTGTAGCGGGTAACGTCAGCGAAGCTATCCGCGGCGTTCAATCGACTTCTAAGAAGCTCTATCAGTCATTAATGGAAAACGATAAGAAAAATATAAAATATCGGGTTTTAATTAATGGGAGCGATTTTGCAATGGACGAAACAAAAGACCCAAATACCAAAGAGGGTATTATGGCGTCCGAATTATGTTTAGATTCAGTTTCGAATTTGAAAACCATAGACATAGTACCTGTTATCGAAGGATCAGACGACGCGATGTCTTGGATAACCATTATCATTGGGATAGCTCTAATTTGGGTAGGGGGGCTGGGTGTAGCAGCATATGGGTGGGCAAGTACATCAGGGATGATGGTGGTGGCTGGTATTGGGCTAATAGCAGCGGGTGTACAAAACCTATTAACTCCAGACCCAGAATTTGACGACTTTAGGGAGATAGAAGGAGGCGGTCGCCCTTCTTATGTATTTTCAGGGCCAGAGAATGTTATAAGGGAAGGAGGTCCTGTTTTTGTTGGTTACGGAAGGCTTTTGGTAGGGAGTCAGGTAATCCAAACGAGCATAGATCATTTGGACGCCGATGCTGGGGTGGTTAAGAATAAAGCGTGGGGAGATACTTCCTACGGGTTGCGTTACAACATCCCATCGGTAGGCGGCTCCGTAAGAGACACAATCATAAACTCAGAAAGCGAACAAGAGTAAGAAGGAATAATTATGGGCGGAGACGAAGAACAAGCACGAACAGCAATAAGCGACCAAGGTGGTGTATCGCTCCCCGGAAGCGGCGACAAACTGTTTGTTACTGACTCTACCGTGGAGGTGGGAGACCTTCTGTGTGAAGGTGTGTTGGAAGGCATAACAAGTGGAAAATATACTTACGAAGGCACAGAAGGTCAAACGGGTTTTTACTCCACTGGTTTCGCTCCTTACACTGCGTCAGGTACAGCACTAAGCCAAGACCCAGAATTAGGGTTTTTAAGATCTGTTTATTGGAACGACGTTCCAGTAGTGGATATTAACGGATACTACAACTTTGCTGACGTCAATCTCGAATATGTAAAAGGAGAACCAGTAGGAAATCTGCCTTCCTTAAGTAGCAAGCTTCCCGCCAATGAGACGGTGGATCTAACTGTCCATAGACCCATAGGAGAAAGACTGTATGGTATTTCCATTCAGGGAGGAACAGAACCCACGATCTCTAGATCGCCCGCTTGGCTTGCTCCAGACGGAACATGGACCACTTCTCTTCCTAGTGACAAAAGAATAGACGCCGTTGCAAAAACATATATCATCCTCAATAAAGAATGCACCTCCCTTGAAGTAAGAATAAGAATTCCAGCTCTCTGGGAGCTAATCAGAGACGAGGACGCCCCCAAGAAACACGATGTGGATGACGATCCCCCTCCCGTAGGATACGGCGACACAAAAGCCAGATCCGTGGAGTATCTTATATACTGGCAACCGGTATTCGACGAAAGGTTTGACGGTGTTAAGTCTGCGGCAGATACAACAGCGATAGAAAAAATCAAAAGTACGTGGGAAGGCCCTCACTCAGAAGTGGTCACGGGAAAAATAAACGAAACCTATATCCGTAACACCACAATAAATTTACAGAGCAATTACACATCCCAATATGGTTTTGATGGGTGGCGAATAAAAATAATTAGAGTCACCCCCGAATCCCTTACCTCCTTCTACAAAATGACGACTTATGTGGATTCCTTAACCGAAATCTACGGGACAAAATTACGCTACCCATATAGCTCCATGGCTTACTCTAAGTTTAGTGCTGAATATTTCACTAGAGTTCCAGCCAGATCATACGACACAAAACTTTTAAAGGTGTTGATACCCAACAACTATCATCCTATCAAAAAAACCTATGGGGCCAGTGATGCCCTTACCATGACTTCCGCGACTGAAGTAAACTGCAAGGTCGACATAGAACCCGGAATGAAAGTCTACTTTGAAAATGGAGCAGTCTTTACTTGTGGGGTTGGCCAAACAATAGGCGCTGGCGCTATAAACGTTACGTTATCCTCCAAGGGCAGCATAACTGGGGGTACGCCGGAAGGCTCGCTACCAGATTATGTAGCTGAGGACCCAGCGACAGGAGCCACCGTTGAAGGAAACCATAAAACTTCCCCCGCAACAACAGCTACTAATTTTTGGGATGGAGGCTTCAGGTATACTCGAGAGTGGACGGACAACCCCGCGTGGTGTTTCTATGATCTGTTGACAAACGCTCGTTACGGTTTGGGTGATCACATAGATAAGTTACAGGTAGACAAGTGGGCTCTCTACGAAATAGCTCAATATTGTGACGTTTTAGTGCCTGACGGGTACGGCTCCATAGAACCACGATTTGCAATAAACCATATTATCACCTCACGAGAGGAAGCATATAAGGTGCTCAATGATATGGCATCCATCTTTCGGGGCTTGGCATATTATTCCAATGGTCTTATTTACGCGGTACAAGATGCGTTTAAAAATCCCGTTTACCAATTTAATAACGCGAATGTCGTAGACGGAAACTTTACCTATTCTTCTTCCGCTAAAAAAACCAGACACAGCGTAGCGTTAGTAAGATACATAGATAGAAGGAACTTCTTTCAGCCTTCTGTAGAGTACGTTGAAAATGAAGAGTCCATCAAAAGATACGGAATCAGACAATTAGAAACAACAGCACTGGGATGTACTAGTCGGGGACAAGCCCGAAGGTTCGGTCTGTGGATGCTTGCTACTGAATTTCAAGAGACGGAAAGTGTCGCTTTCTCGGTAGGGCAAGATGGAGGCTATTTAAAACCCGGAGATGTCCTTCAGGTGTATGACCAACACCGGACCCCCCTTAAGTTTGGAGGGCGAACGAATGCGGTACTTGCCACAGGTGTAGCACCATCGACCCTTACCTACGAGAGCCTTCCCGTTACCGGAAATAGTATCATCATTGATAACGCCATTAGCTTCAATGACAAGTATTACAAATTCTCTCTCCTCACCCCCACCTATTATTACGATACAGTCGATATCGGGGATAATTTAGACTCAAGTGATATTAATCAAATTAGAAGATCTCAAATACAGGACTTGTATTTTTATGGCCCACACGCCCAAACGGTTACGGGCTACTACCGCTCAGACTATAACGTGGGAGGAAGCGGAGTCGCCACACAAATATATTTTCACACCGGGCTTAAGGTAGACGGGGTGGGCCCAATCGGTACCGGAAACCAGTTGGATTTTGATAATTATGTTATCACCGGATATACAAATGATTACGTACAAGGAAATACGAAAGTATCCTATTCGGGTGGTTGCTTCTCTGGGGAAAACCTTATATGGAGCCTTGAACCAAACGATCCTGCGGATGATGAATTTATTAGCGGCAATTTCTCAACTTACAGAGTTATTAATGTGGCAGAAAATGATGACTCCGACTCCTACAATGTTTCCGCGTTGGCTTATTCAAGCGGCAAGTATGAAGGCGTAGAGGGACGCCTCTCGTTTGCATCACCCAATGTTGTCAAACCCCCCGTGTGGCCCTATTTGGAAACGCTGGGAACTGCTGGTTACTCAGCTCTAGCAACAGTTCGTAAGGGACACCCCAACCAAGAAGGAGTTCCTGTCCCTACATCTGAAGCAGATTTTCTTAAGTATCCCACGATTGAAGTAAAATTTCCGCAGGCCGGTTTTGATTATGTAAAAGATCCCCTTACAGGAGAACCTGCCCCAAGACCAATAGTGGGGGGCGGTCTCAGTTATGTTATTGATCCCAACTCCGCCAATCCCAAAGCTATTAGATATTTAATTTGCGTGAAGAGGGATTCCACAACTGATGGAAATGGTTTTGTAGGTCAGAATTTTAGTACTGTATTTACGGGTGGCGCATCGATGGCATACGTTTCAGTAAGCGACAGTGATTTCCAAACCAAATATGCTCCCTACCAATTCAAGTACATAGATGGAAACGTTTCCATGGAGACTAACGAAGACGGAACTATCACAAAATCCAACCCTTATGTAATAGTACCGGACGACTTAAAGACCGCCCGGCTACACGAATTCTTGTTCGAGTTTTTAGCGGATGAGGATACTTCCCTTTGGGTGGCTATTTTTGCTGTCAATAATGACTTAGTTTCCAAAAACGCTTTCATTGGATTAATTCCGGGCTCAAAGGCTAACACCAGCACTTTAGGCACCATACTAGACACGGACAACAAGCTCACCTCTACAGATGTGTTCTCCACTGTAGAGTTTAGAACTATATCCGCCCTCACATCAGAAGATGCACAATCTCCATTCGATGATAACATTGTCGAACTTAAATCCACCGAACCATCATTTAGCTGGGCGGTAGGAGACAAACGAAACATTTATGATGATCTGGGCAACAGACTTTTTATTCCTTCCCCCTACAATAACTACAGAATTACCATCAGAAACAACCAAACAGCAGTCAAGGACGAGGTTGGTCAAGAAAAAAACGATTTTGACGATATTTTTATAGAGCTAACTGGATACCACTCTCCCGCCGATACGGCAAACTTTGTTTTTCTTCGCAAATATAATGATCCCAACATGATTGAGTCATTAGTGGGTAACCCAGATGCAAGTGGTTACAACAGTAATGGCGAATGGGTAAGCGACAAAGCTGATGCAGCATGGTTTAAGGTTGATGTAAGCGGTGTTATCTTTAGAAATTCCCCCAACAGTTTCCCGCTAAGGAACTTCGAGCTTGTCGTGGAAGCTCATGACAGTGCGGGAACCACAAGCGCCGGAAACAAAGTATGGGATAACACCCTTCGTCCTGACTCCACAGAACATTACGCAATGAAGCCTGAGGCTGGATGGGATCTTTTTGCTGGAAAGTTAGCCGTACCAAGTGGGATAATTTTTGGAACGGCTCCCCTGAGAGCCAACAATGAACAGCAAGAAGGTGAACATATAATTGGAAACAATGGGTTTCTCCTTCCTGAGCAGGCATATCTCCGTAATTACCCTTATTTGGCAACTGCTGCCGTATATCCAAACGGAACCCTAAACCTAAGGATGGGGGAATCCAAATCTTCGACCGGTGACGTAATACTTGACGCAAATCAGATTTCTGATGCCTTCTCTGAAGTGGCGGGTATCGTTTATTATTTTACCACTGGAGACAACACCCTTACAGACGTTGAAGAGGATGGAGTAATTACCTTTAACAACTCCAACTTGGCTCCTCTTTTTACCATACAGAGAAGTAATATTCCCAACTCCATAAACTTGGGCAATATGGCTATTAATAAAAAATTACCCAACCTCAAGGATAACATGCAGAGACAGTCAACCGCTGTGGCAGACACCGGAGAGGCGCAGGCGGAATTCAATGCCCAATCTTTCACGGTTTACTATAATTATGATAAAGGAGCCTTGGTGGTATCAGGTGGTTACGTGTGGAAAGCTATCACAGACGTTACGTCCGGTGGGGAAGCACCTGCTCTCAATGACGGTAAGTGGATTCTCTACTGGAAGACCACAAACGTCGCTGCTTTTCGTAATTTTGCCTTGTTAGAAGGTCGAGATCCAACAAACATAACTATACCTTTTGAAGCCATCGGCGATCCGCGAGTAGCCAACATTCATCTCAGCATAGCTCTATTTGATAAACTTTCCCTGCTTAGATATTTTGAAAGTGATGGCGTCACCCCAAAGAGAGAAACGGTTACGAATGTAAATAGTAATGAGTCTCAACGAATCCCCTTGTTATTCACGGATGACTCCCTTAATTTTTCTACACTTCCACAAAAGATTATGCCAAGCGCAGAATCCCAATGGAACCCCGAGAAAACTGCATTGGATGATAAAGGCATAGCAGCAGAGGGAAGATCTCTCCCCCTAAAGGAGTTGAGTGTTGTATCTTCGGCAGACGGAGCGGGTAGTTACAAGGCTTGGTTTGATTTTGAAATTCAACCCGAAAATGACTTTGATGTCAACGGTGTATGGAAGGGAACCAGATACGAAAAGGGAGGCGCATATTATAATCGTGGCTACAAGTCCAAGAACATAAAACAAATATCATTTCAGGTGCCCCGGCTCGACAATGAAAATTCCATGACAAGCACAGCTTGGCCGAATGCAAAAATTCCCGAATACGGATATCTGCTCATTGAATTTGAAGAAACGATGAACCCCCAAAAATACTGGGTGGACATCGAGTTTAATCAAGTAGGAGATGTGAATTCGCCCGAAACGGTTTCCATCACCAAAACGCTCGACGGTGATGATTACAACTCAAATTCAAAAGACTATGCGATAGGAGAATCCAACCCCAAACCTAATTCGTACCTTGTTCAAAAAAGTCAACGACATATAAAAGTGTTTATAGCGCCACTGGTTACTCGAGCTATCCCCTTGAGAGAAGATTTGGACCTCGAATTAGTAGGCTCTATTTCGGGCGCAGCAGCAGGACTTAGATTAAAAATAATAACCACCCTAGAAAATGCCGATACCACCTACCTCTACCCAATGGTGGAGACGCAAGGAAGCTGGAACTACGCGCCTGTCGCTAATTTTTGGACATGCCAAAAAGATGATGTTAAGGGCGGGTATGGAGACTTGCGCTTGACGACAATAATAAACTTATCCCAGAAATACCCACATTATAAATTCACGGCGGAGAGTAAAGCATCTAATAGCGTTCTTATGGGTTCGGGATGGTATGATGATGATTTCGGAACTCCCGAAGATCGGCCTAAATCTATTAGAGTTACCAATAAATATTATTTATCCACCGACGACGGTGCTACATATCAGGAAAACATGGCTGTCAAGCACTTAGGTACGGCCATACCTGCGATCAAGTCTCCTCATAGCACTAAAATCGAATCTAAGAGCGCTCTAGGTCAACAGATCTGCGAACATCCCGCTTTATATAGGTTTGATACCGTTACTACCCCGGGCTTAATCGAGGGGGCATGGTACCTCGGACAAGCGAGCGGTGGAGGAGGAGTAGGTAATAATACAGGCGGAACTTCCGACGACACCGGGTTTACAAAAAGCACTGCCGAAATAGAAAACTACGCTTTCAAACTATTAAATAAGAAAAGCTATCTAACACAAAGCAGCACCGAGAGGAGCACTACTCCCCATGCAGTAGCTCTCAATATCAAAATTCAAGGAGGAATTCTAATGTCGGACGAATATATACCGCCTGTACTTCCTTAAAATTGAAAATACACCTATAAACTCCTATAATTAAGCAATGAAATCTCAATCTTTCGAGGGATCCATTAATCGCGGCTCAAACGAACTCTATACTTCCACCCGCAAACAGGTTCTAGCCAGCAACGGGGATTTTATAAAGATAGGAAACAATGAAGTTTACTATCAGATTGAAGGGTCCAAGCCCATAACCCTCAAAAAGAAATTTCAATCTCATGGCGACTACCTCACCATAAAAGGAAACTATGAGTTCAAAATATTCCGAGGAGACAACGCCAAGCTATACTATCACGATTACGAATCCATACTAATAAATAAAATAACAAAAAGCACCAAGGGAAATTCTTTTGGAGACCGCTTCTTTTTTCAAGGAGGGTATCCTTCCAGTTCTAGGGAAAACCTAACTGGTAAATATACAGAGGTAAAGGTAACAGCGGTTACTAAAGATGGATCTGTAAAGGAGGTTAATATAATTGAACCCGGAAAGTACATAATCCCTCCCGAGAACCCCATTACCGCGCAGAGCCAAGACGGAAAAACAATTGAAATTGAAGCGGAGTTTGACTATTCCTCAGAGTCATCTGTATTTGAAAGGGACTTTACCAGAGTAGAATTTAAGGATGGAAAAACTCATCTTCACCTCTCTTATCCTTTC